GAGCACGTCGACCCGGCATGACACGGCCACCAGCACCGCGCGCGAAGCCAGCGTGACCAGGTGCGCGATCACCGCATCCGTGCATGCCGGCTCGACGTGCTCCATGACGTCCGTGCATACCACGATGCCGGCGGACGATGCCGGCGTTTCCTTGCCGGCGACGGCAGGGTCGTACTCGTGGACCGTGATTGGGCGCAGCGCCTGCCGAAGCGTGCCCTTCCCGCAGCCGTAGTCCAGCACCGACTTGGCGCCAGTCTCCAGCACCAGGCCGCGCACCACGTCGGCCCACTTGTGGCCACCGGTTCCATACGCCGGAACACGCTGGTGCAATTCGGCGTTCAGGTCGCGGTACTCCGGGGTGATCAGGGTCACAGGTAGTTCTCCACGTCCGCACCGATCATCTGGCGCAGGACCTTCATCTCCGGATCTGACCGCCAGCGACGGCCGGCCTTCGATTTCGGGCGGTGGCCGATGCCAAGGCCCGGCGTTCCTGCCAGACCCTTGATACCGATGACCGTCTGCGCACCCGTGGCCATATGCGTGCGGGCGGCCCAGAAGCGGCCATCGATGCCAAAGCTCTCGGCCGCGATCGCGTCCTCCGCGGCACGGCGCATCTCCGGGATCAGCTCAGCCCGGAATGCGGTCTGGCAGAGCGCGGCGCCACGGTTCGCCATTTGGACCCAGCACCGGTGCTCGACGTTGAAGTACAGCAGGCGCGCGCAGCCATACACCGGCCAGCGCTTCAACCCGGAGACGCATGCCGCGATGTGATCCGGCCGGTAGAAGTCGTCGTCCTCGACGATCACCACCACGTCACCAGTCACCGCGTCGAGTGCCCGCAGAATGTTTCCCGCCAGGTTCGCGGCGCCTGGCGGCGACGGCTGGTGCAGGTGGACTTGCCCCATCGTCAGCTTCGCCGGCACCTGCCCACCGTCGGCGACGATCCACTCGTCCGGCTGGACCGTCTGGCGCGCCATGTAGCGTTCGCACAGCTCGATCCCGCGCGGCCGGTCAGCCGTCGGGGTGATGACGGAAATTCGCATGGTCAGAAGTCGTTCGTCGGCTTGCCGGGGTACAACGTTCGGCACGTCAACGCGTTGCGCGCAACGTGGCCAGGCAAGTAGTCGATGGGCAGCCCCACCCGCGCAGCACAGTAGTCCAGGCTCATCTGGTCGCGCAGCGTTCTGGTCTGGACCTCGTGGTGCCACAACTCGTTGAACGCCTTCACGCGCTCGGTATGCCGGCGCAGCATGAAGCCGCCATTCGTGATCGCCTGCTGCGGATCCTCGTCCGTGTCCCAGCCGTCGGCCTGGTATGCCGCCAGTTGTGCATGGATTGCGTCCGCCTTGCCCTTCCCCGCCCGGATGATCGCCTCAGCCTCGTCCACGATGCGCTGCCGCTTGTGATGGCGGAAGCCTGTGAACTCGCCGGGATAGCGCTTCAGGATGTACAGCGGGTCCACCGCAAGAATCAGTTGAGCGTCCACCCAGAGCGTCGCCCCCGCCTCCGGGAACACTAGGTGCGACGGCTGCTTGAACTGCCGGCTGGCACGCTTCGGCGCGACCTGCTTCGGCAGCTGAACGATCTCCCACACCTTCGACCGCACCGGCTGGTCGGTAAAGCAGACGAACCGCGTGTTCCCCGGCCTAACTGGATCCCTCAGCGGATCCGTGTCACCGAAGACGGCGGTGTAGACCACCAGGTTCACGCGACCCGGCTCCATTCGAAGCCCAGCACCGTTGGCGGGCCGATCAGCTTCGGCGGCTGGACCACCGTCCGATCCAGCCCGCGCGTCGCCGCGTCGGGAATGTTCTTGTCCCGGTAGACGTCCAGAACCACCGGTAGCCGTTCCTCGACCAGCGTCCGGCGCAGACGCGGACGGAACTCCATGTCCGTGCCATAGGTGCCGCACAGCCGCTCGTCGTAGCCGCCGACCAGCCAGAAGTCCTCTCGGCGGATAAGCCAGATGTTCGCCGCGCGCGCCAGTGGATATGCCCCGTCGACTAGCCGCCGGCGCGGACGGTAGGCGGTGCCGCCGGCCAGCATCCGCAGCAGGCCCAGCAGGCGTCGCAGCTCCGTCGCGCTGATCACGTGGTCGATGTCCAGTAGCAGTAGCCAGTCCCCGGTCGCCACGTGGGCGCCGAGGTTGCGTGCCCCGTCCTGGTGCCAGGGGATGTCCTTCTGCACCCGGTAGATCGCGCAGCCTTCTGCCTCAGCCGGCACCGCAGAGCCGTCGTCAACCACGATGACCTCGACGCCCTTTGGATAGTCGCGCCAGATGCGCGCCTGCTCCGCGAGCATTTCCGGTTGTCCGTAGTAGGTGATGATGATGCTCAGCACTGAATCACCAGAACCGCCCAAGGGCCAACCCCGTCTTTCCACCTGTTGACCCGATGCTTCCCATCCAATATTCCGAGCTTCTCGCCGAATCGGACGAACACTGGCGGTAACCCGTCCAGGCGGGGAGGAAGGACGGCATTGTTCGTTCCGTTCACCAAGTCCACCGTCACCCTGGGCTCGAACCTCGACATGATCTCCATCGCGTCACGCAGTTCTTCCGACGTCCAGCACTCCAGACTCAGAACTCCAACATGTGGCTGATAGGGGTCCAGGCCGTAGCGGCTCGCCCAGCCAGCCGCGTTCTTCAACGCCTGCTGCACCCCGTCCGCACCATGGAACAGCGCTTCGACCTCAAGCCACGTTGCGGAGCGCAGGAAGGTAGGCATCCAGTTCAGGGTCGCCGTCCGACGACTCGGGTTCGCCGATCAGGATGCGCAGCTCGCGCTTGGCCTGTTCCAGCGTCAGAAGGTCCAGGTTCATGCCGCCTGTCCTTCATCGCCGCCTTCGTCGCTCGCCGCCGCAGGCTTCGCGCCGGGGAGACGGACCGTGGTCGGCGCTTCCTTGCCTGGCAGCTTCACGACCGACTTGCCGTCCCGGCCCTTTTTCACCGCGAGGCGCCAGTCCTTCGACACGCCAGGCGCGCCCTCCGGGCCATCCACCTGCGCGATCCAGAAGCTGCCACCGAAGGTGACGCCGTCGCCCTTCTCGTACAGCCCGCCTCCGGGCTTGCCCGAATCGCTGTAGACGCCGCGGTCGATCACCACCGGGAACGTCAGGTGCACGTGCTCGGTGCGATCGCCGTCGGATAGGGTGAGCGTGACCGTCCTGTCTTCCACCTGCTTGGCAGTGAAGTGCCGCAGGTCGAGGCCGTCGCGGCCGTCCTTGGGCTTCGGGATGCCAGCGATGGCGCGTTCCAGCACGCCTTGGGCGCGCCTCTCGAAGTCCAGAACGGCCTTGGCCAGCGTGGCCTCGATCCGATCCTCCAGTCGCGGGGTGATCGCAGCGATCACGTCGTCGATGGATACCGACTTGCCGTCCAGCGGCTTCGGGATCGCGGCGACGGCAGCGGCCACCATCTCGCGAACCTCGTCGGCGGAAGGGCCGTCCTTGCCATCCTGCGGGGCCGGGAGTGCGGCCACCGCCTCCGCGACCTGCCGCGCGACCTCGGCGGGGTCGGCATCTGCGCCGTTGCTGACCGGGTTCGATTCGAAGTGCTTCGCCACCGCGTCGGCGACCAGCGGCAGAACGTCGGCCAGCTCCACAGACTTGCCGTCCAGCGGCGTTGGTAGGCCGGCGACCGCTGCTGACACCGCATCTTCGACCAGCGGTCGGACATCATCGACGGTGACGCTCTTTCCGTCCTCGCCGTCCTTCGCGGGCGGCAGCGCGGCGACCATCCCCCGCAGCATCGGCTCGACGTCGGACAGCATGATGCTCTTTCCGTCCTGCGGACGCGGAAGAGCTTCGACGGCGCGGGCGACCAGTTCAGGCAGTTCCGCCTGTCGATCCTCGATGGCCTTTATCCGCGGCTCGACCTCGCCGAACAGCTTCCGGATGTAGCGGCCGGCGGCGGCCAACAGCGCCTTTTGCGTCTCAGGCTTCATCGGCGATCGCCTCGTCCAGTTCGTCATCGCTGAGCGGGATGTCGTCCTCGCCATCCTCGGGTTCGTCCGTATCTTCGGGCGCCGTCGCCAGGGTCGTGCCGAGCGGCACGTACTGCTTCTGCACATAGATCACGTCGCCGCCTTCGACCTTCGGCAGGTCCAGTCGCCGGCGCGCGTCGTTGATCTTCAGCAGCGAGCCCTTCACACCTTCGGACAGCGTCTTGATCTTCCGCTCGCTGTCCATGCGCATCAGGCCATCCAGGTCCAGCTCGATGCCAAGCTCGCGCCCCTGCACCTTGATGCCCTCGCCTATGCCCAGGCCCTCATCCTTGCAAACCTCGTACTCCTCGATGAGCGATTGCAGACAGTTGTCGTAGTAGATCTGGTTCAGCACTTCGCCGTTCTGGAACGTCGGCATCTGACCGACGCCGATCTTGAACGGCGGAACGCGGAACGCGGTGCAGACCTGCTCGGCGGTCAGCTTGAGCTGCTCCACCATCTGGGCATCGACCGACTTCATGACGAGCGCCTCGTACTTCAGGTCGTTGCCGAGTACGGCGGTACCGCCTTTCCCGTTGGGTCCGTAGGTTTCGTCCCAGCGCTTCTTTAGTTCGGCAGCCTTCTCGTTCGAAATCTGCTGCGGCGCGGTCAGGATGCCAGCCGGCCGGGCGCCGTTCTGGAACAGGTTGCGCGCCTGCTTCTGGATGGCCAGGCCCTGCTGGGCCGCCAGCGCGCACGCGTACAGCGGCGCAATGCCGACCAACGGGTGGAACAGGCAGTTCATCCGGTCGTGGATGATCTCCGACGCCGGCACGACGACCTGTGCCTCCTGAAGCCCGCTCAGATTGTCCTGGTCAAGCTGGTAGAAGATGGAGCCATCCTCGGCCACCAGCGGAGTCGTCCGGTCCGGGTCGAGGATGTAGAGCGCCTTCACGATCCGACGGTCATCCCTTTCCTTCAGCGCGTAGGTGTTGCCGCGCGTCAGCTTCGAGATCGCCCAGGTCTGCTTGAACTGGATATGGTTCTGGTAGCGGTTCGGGTTCCGCAGGACCGGCGAGAATGCCGAGCTCGACGTCTCCTGCCAGATGCCGTCTTCGGTCTTCTCGACCAGCATTTCGCGCAGCTTGCCCATGTCGCTACTGATCAGCGTCACGCACGAGAACACCGCGTAGAAGGACAGCTGCGTCTCGACGCTGACCTTGACGTCCTGCTGCCATGCACCCGGGAACATCTCCTGGATGATGTTCCAGCCCCGGTTGTCGTCCACCGGGCTCAGCGAGCCGCGGCCACGGACAGCACGCGCGACCCCTCCCAGCCAAGCCCTCAGCTTCATGTCATTCCTCTTCCTGGCGGCTGACCGCCGGAGTCAGGTCGCGCCGCTCGTAGGCGCCGGCGGCTTGTGGCGTCGCCGCGCTCTTCCGCGGGCGGCCGCGCGGCTTCGACATCTTCCCTGGCGGCTTCGCATGCACAACCGGCGCGACGTAGGTCTCGGCGCTCCCGGCGAGTCGAAGCGCGCGTGCGTGCGCCGGCGGAGCCTTGAACGGCTCCCCCACCTTCAGGCGCTTGCCGCCGTAGTTGATGGCCTTCGTTGCCTTCAGTTCTTCCAGTGCCATGCCCTCACCTCATGAAGAAGGAGCCGCCCAGGTGGGCGGCTCCAATACCCGACATGGCAGTTACGGCGAGGACGTCGCCTGGCCGTAGTCGGCGTCACTGATGTACGCCACGGCCGACGTGCGGCGCTTGGCGAAGTTCAGCGGGCGCACGACCTTCAGGGCCACCGACTCGGTCTGGAACATCGAGACCAGCGAGGTGTTCGCCACCGGGGTGTCGCTCGCGCCGGTCGGGGCGTTGTCCATCTCGATGGAGGCTTCGGTGGACAGCGAGACCTCGACACCACGATCACCGATCTTCCAGATGTCGGAAGGCTTCAGCATGATCAGGTGGTTCGGGTTCACGTTGTCGCCAGTCTTCACCGGAGTACGGCGCAGCGAGCCACCTTCCGCGGTGATGTCCGGGAACTCCGCCTGGCCCAGCGCGTTGGTCAGCAGGCCGATCGCATCCGCCAGGCCGGGGTGCATGACCAGCTGCTGACCGCCGCTGTTCTTGGCATTGATGAACGCCGCACGCAGGGCCTTGAGGTCTTCGCGCACGCCGTCGCCATCGGAGCCCGCCGAGCTGATGCCCACAACGCCGTTCAGGATACCGGCCGGCGTGGAGTCGCTGGCGCCGCCGCTGCCCAGGAAGGTCTGGTCGACGCGCTGCGAGGATGCCTGCACCAGCGCATCACGCACCAGCATTTCGGCCGACGGGCTGGACTCGCGCAGCAGTTCCTTGGAGACCACCGCCAGCGCGGCGACCTTCTTGTACTTCAGCTCTACATCCATGAAATCGACCTTCGTCACCGGGATCGACTTCGACTCGCCGACCCAGTAGGCAGTGGCGGCGCCGTCCTGGCCCTTGATCACGATGTTCGCCGGGACCACGCGCAGCGGCAGTTGGTCGTAGACCGTCTGGCCGTACAGGTATTCGATGAAGTCGCCGGTATAGCGGGTATCGGCTTCAGCCAGTTCCGCTCCCCACTCGCCGGTGCCCGTGCCGCCGCCTTCGACCGCGGCGCGAACGACGTCCACCAGCAGCGGGTTGGACTGACCCCAGCGGTGCTTGGCGATACCGATCGCGGAAATGCCCTCCAGCCGCGCCAGGGTCTTAGCGATGACGATGCGGGTGTAGTTCTGGCCCTTGAAGGCCTCTTCCTTGTCACCCTTGATGATGATCGTCGGGCCTGAGCTGGCGCGCGACTGGGTGCCCTTGTCGGTGGTGGTTCCCTCCACGGTGCGCGCCTTCGCCGCGACCGACTTCTCGTGGGTCTTCAGGCGTTCCAGGTGCTTGTCGATGGCCCCGACCACCTTTCGGCCGGTGATGATCGCCGGGTCGAACGTCATCACCTCCAGTTTCGCCTTCGTCTCCCGGTGCAGGATCACCTTCAGGTGGTCCCGGACATGGAGCTTCTTCTCCAGTACCGGATCCAACGCGATCGCGCCGGCGATAGCGCTGAACGCCTCGTCCGCAGTCTTCTGCACCGGCGCCGTCAGCAGGAACGGGGCGTTGGGTCGCCGGTTGAGCAGCAGCGCCGTCAGCATCAACAGCGCGCCGTTCGTGGTCTTGCTGTTCTTCTTCGGTACCAGGAGGAACAGCTCCTGGATCATCCGGCGCTGCGCCACCGGATCGAACGACCCGAACAGCGCCCGCACGATATCGCGGAACCAGTCGCCGCCCGCTTCCTCCATCGTTGGCGTCCCGAGGACGTCGGCCAGTCGCAGCTTGTTGAACACCCGGACCGCGCGGTCTCCGTCCTCGGTCAGTGGCAGGTCCGGCACCAGTGACCGGCCGGTGCGCAACCGGTCGCGCCAGTCCGGACACGACAAGTCCCAGGCCATCAGCTGGCCTGGCGAAGCGGCGTCACACCCGGCGGAAGCAGATCAGCCCAGTCGGTACCAGTGGCCGCCGTGACGGCATCGGCGTTCGCCTGCTCCTTCTTGCCGACCGACCTCTCCGGTTCCGCCGGCGGGGCCGCCAGCGTCGGCGTCATCGCCAGGAACGACTTCTGGGCCGAGACGTTGCCCTTCAGCGCGGTGCGCGCCATGGCGTCCAGTACCTCCATCCGACGGCCCAGTGCACCGGTCGAAAGCTCCTTCTCGAAGTGCTTCTCCAGGGTGTTCCGGCATATGCCGAGGGCGACTGCGATTTCCTCGTGCGCCATGCCGCCTGCAGCCGCATTTGTGACCTTCCTCCGCTGCACCGCAGTGGGCTTGAAGGCCTTCCGGCCGGATTTCACGTTTTTGCGCATAAATTGGGTTCAGCCCGAAATCTCAGGCCAGAAAAAAACCTCTGCGTGGGGCGAGGGCCGGTTTCCGGCTTGAGGGGGTCACGGTTCGGACCTACCCCCCCCCTCGTTCAGTTTCGTCTTCACGCACCTGAACGTGAAACTGAACGGTTCAGGTTCGCGTGGAACAGTTCGGTCGGCACGCCAGACGTATGGTTCACGACGCATGCCGCATGTCGCGCTGAGTCTTCGCCTCGTGGCACGGCAGGCAGCGGACCCTGCAGTTGTCGTCGGTGTCCGTGCCGCCGTTGACCAGCGCCACCTCGTGATCGAGTTCGAAGCCCTGCGGGTAAGCGGTCAGCTTCCCGCAGTCCACGCAGTGCGGGTCCTTCGACCAGATGCGCAGCCTGCGGGCCTGGAGCCTGCGGCCCGTCATGCGCTGCTCGCTCGCCGTTGTCGGGGCCCTGAGCCTGGAGGCCAGTGGCTTCACCTTGGACTGCACGGCGCGAAGGCGGGGCATCAGGCCACCAGTACCGCGCGCTGACGGACCAGTCGGATGCTCAGCGATGCGGCGATGGCGCGCTCCACCTTCCGCATGGCGGGCTGCCTGCCCGTCAGGGCACAGCAGATGGCCACGGCCAGGACGTAGTGCTTGAACCACCAGGCCTGCCGAACCTCGATGCGGTACTGGTGCATCAGAGCACCTCCACGATGCGGGCCTTCAAACTGGCTGTTTCGCGCAACGCCTCGACCTGCAGCAGGGCGTGGTCATAGCTGATGGCCCAGACCTCGACCGCGAACGTGCCTTCCGGGCTGGTGAACTCCACGCTGTAGGGGTTCCAGACCAGACCCTTGGGGTCGCGGTACTCCAGGCTCACGACGGCATCACCGCGATCTTGGCTTTGTCGCGACGCTTCGACGCCGACAAGGAACCGATGGTGTCCTGAACCATATGGACAGCCCGGTGAGCATCCCGTTCTCGGGTATAGGCCTCGCCACTCTCGGCAATGATGCGGCCGTTGGCTGCTATTAGGCGCCAGCGCCATCCGTCCTTAGAGCGATACACATCGAACTTTGGCTGCTTCATCTGTACCCCAACGCCGCCCTTCGGACAATGTGGGAGACTCTTGCGGCACATTGGCTTTTCGTCGGTCCCATCACATTTACGGCTACCTGCGTTACGACCGGTTCACGGCGGATGATGCTGTGCTTGCAGCCGTCTTCTAGGACGATGGTGATCGGGCCTTCCGAGCGAGCGACCTGCTCCATGGCCCGCTTCACATTTCTGCGCTGCTCCGGCGTGAGCGGCCGGCGGTAGGTCAGGACCAAGATTCCGGCGGCGCCGAGGTCGACTTCCACGTGCTTGTCCGACGACTTCTTCACGGGGCCAAGTTCCTGATGCGACGCATCCGGGACGTGCACTCCTTCAGCAGTTCGTCCCGGGTATTGGCTAGGCGGACGGCCTCGGCCACGCTGTTGTCCTGCTTGGTTGCTGTGCCGCAGTCCCGGGTCAGCTCCTCGGGCACCGGAACCAGCTTCTCCACCACGACCTCGACCACCTTGGGTGGCTGAATCGGTTTCGGAATCGACTGGCACCCAGCCAAGGCCAGGGCCACGCCAATCAGTGCAGGGGCACGCATAAGGTCTGCTCCAGTTGCGCGCGGCAGGAAGGTTCCTGGCCGGCCGTCCGAATCTCGTCGCTGATGCGCTTGATGCGCTCCTCGGCCAGCTTGGCGTCGTCGGCTG